GTCAGAAGGTCCGTTAACAGTAAATGATACCGTACCAATCTGTGTTATAACACCTACACCCAAGTTACTTGATGTACCACCACCAATTCTATATTGAACAAATAAAGTAGTATTCGCTTTCAATGTACTACCTAACGCTAAATTATTTGAATATTTGTATAAATCTAATTTAAATCCATTTCTCGCAAACTCCCTTAATTGTTCGTCAGCAGATTGTGTCCCACCCCCAAAAGTCATTTTTAGGAAACCTTCAGGTGTATATTCCGTTATGAATTTAGTATTAACTAATAGATATTTTCCAACTTTAATACCAGGTTGGTCAGAAACCTTTGTTGGGTCTTCAACAAAAACTCTATCGTCAATTAACGCCTTTACCTCATACCATCTGTTATCAGGCCCCAAAAATTCTTGTACCGATGGTATGTTTGCGTATTGTGTACCATCTTTCAATAACACACTGGTTACCCCTAAAACATTCTTTTCAGGTAAGAATAATTCATAGAAGGGTCTAACATCATTTGCGGTTATAACCTTCTTAAAAACCTTTGTAATACCATTTACAACTGTTTCTCTTTTAACAATTGTATAATTTAATAAATTATTATTTGCATCGAAGTTAGGTATTTTTAATCTGTTCGGAAAACCCTCAGCGTTTATTGCTGAAGCAAAATCAATATCATAAACAGTTTCAAAAACTTGACCAGCACCATTAACTTGTGAACCTCTTCTTAAAATACCACAATATCTTAAATCTTCTTTATCTCCAAAAGCTGGTACTGTAATAGAAAAATCAACCAAAGATACTGATGGTCTCTGTCCCGGCACTTTTAATCCATAGGTTCTTGCTATGTTATAAATTGAAGACCTTTGTTGTGCATATTGTAGTACAGTTTCCTGAATACTTCTATCTATATTGAATTGTAAATTATCAGTAACCGCAGCATTTAAATCAATTAATGCTGAGAATACGGATGCGTCATTAAAGTTTTGAACTAAATCAGGATAGTATGTTCGAGTAAAATTAATTAACTCAGTCCTAATTTGTTGGAAATCTCGGGTTGTATATGATATTTTTTTATTCGCCATTACTATTAAATATTAATAATTACAAAATCACTCTCATTGAATGTATTATCGGTAATAATATAATCAATTCTTACTTTTGCTGTATGTTCTTTTTCAGAAATATTTGGTACTCTAAAAACTCTATCATCATTTTCAGTGATATATGTTCCTTTATCTTCCTCCCCCATTGATGCGTCTGTCACTGAAATACTAGTTATTGTTAAATTTGGTAGGTATTCACTTACAGAATCCCTTATTTCCGATTCAATTTCAGAAAACGTAGGACCATCCATAGGTTCAAAAATATATTCATAAAGTCTTGTTCCAAAATCAGGTAAATAATATCTTGTACCTTTTCTGGTTAATAATAAATGAATTAAAGCACTTCTTACTTCGTCATCATTATTCTCAGATAAATCAAAATAATTTCCATTATATGAATCTCTAAAAGGAAAATTAATTCCATATGTAGTACCTTGTCCCATATTCAATAAATATACTTACCTGAAATTATTTTTAAACAATACGATTTAATTGTCTATGTATTGATTTCCAATTATTATGACAATCTTTAGGGGTTTCTGAATTAATAAGTAATAAAGTTACCCCGTTATTATGTTTTTTATTGAAATTATTTAGTCTTAAATTATTAAATATTTTTTTTTCATTGTCTTGGATTCCTAAAACTCCTTTTTTTTGGTATTCAATTATTCTATCTAAAAACTCATTTCGAGTCCAAGGTAATTCGTAATTTTTATTCCTGTATTTATATTTTTTACCATTCTCATCATTATGTAAAATAACTTCATTTTTAATTGATTTTTTAAAATCATTTAATAAATCATATACACCAGAATAATAACTTTTTTTTTCGAAATGTCCTGCACAAGATGGTGTTGTTATAATATCATTTTCATGTAACATTTTAACAATAGGATGTAAATTTTCATCTAATGTTTCATAGAATTCTTCATTATTTGGTAATTCGAAATCCCTTTCTTTTTTTACAAAAAAATACCAAGGAACTTGTTCATTTGATAACCAAATTCCTTTGTGAAATTCTTCATGTGGTATTAAGTCTGTTTGTAATATCATTCTTCGTATTCGTCTAATCTCGTATCTTTTATAAACTTCGGAAACGCTTTTTTGTAAGATTCTTTAGATTCGTCATTAGCGTTTTTTGTGTATTGCCAATTCCAATATAATTTATCATTTGGTTTAAAACCAAAAAATTTATGTACTTTTTTTTGTGTTTCGGTCACATTCTCACCATTCCAATTCTGACCTACACAAATAAACCCAGTTTCAATACCTTCAACAATATTACTCTCACCTAAAGTTGTATGTCTATTTTCAATCCAAGTTAATCTCTCAATTAAATTTTGATAATACATGTTTGATTGTCCCCATCTAACAGAAGAGAAAAACACAACAGCATCAGATTCAAATAATTCCTTAGATATTTTCCACAATTCATCATTTTTATTGTTTAAACTACACCAACATCTATGATATCCTGATGGATTCTTTTTATCGTCTTTTAATAACGCTTTCTTAATTCCACAACTATTACCTTCTTTTCTAGACACATTTCCTTCGCAAGGATGTATTGTTAACTCTGTAACATCAATAAATTTAGCTTTATCCCCCAATTCTTCTTTCAAATAAACTGCAAGAATCTTTGACTTTGGTGTATCAATATTTTCTTCATCCCAATTATATCTATTGGAACAACTTAATAACAAAACATTTTCTTTTTGTTTGAGAATGTCTAATGTTTCTTTAAGATTCTTCCAAGCACCTGTCTGAACCATTTCTTCAGATAACATCATCTGACGAATTCTTTGTATTTCTTCTTGTATTATGTTACTCATATATTATAAATATCGATAAAAAAAAATCACGACATTTGTCGTGATTAATGTTATGATTATGATGAACAACCAAAACATTCAAATGGTGAATCGGTTGGTTTTGATAATACAATATCTGGTTTTGATGGTTCAGGAGTTGGTTTTGGTTTTTCTATTTTTGAAATATCAACCGCTAAATGTTTAGCACCTGTAGATATCGCTTTAGTCCTCACATAATAACTCAATGTTTTTAAACCTTTTTCCCATCCGTGAAAATGAGCTGAAGATATCTTAGATAGAGTTGGATTACCCATATAAATGTTCATTGATTGTGATTGGTCAATAAATGGTGCTCTATCAGCCGCCATGTTAATCAATTCTTTTTGTGATATCTCCCAAATGGTCTTATATTTTTCAATTAAATGTTCTGTCCGTTTAACTTTTTTATTGTATTGTTTATCTTCAATATCTAAGTAATTGTTAAAATTTATATTTTGAATAGAACCTTCATTTAAAATAATTTCATTTTTCAAATCTTCACACCAAATACCAATCTTTTCAAAATCGTTAATTAAGTACTTATTTACAATCATAATCTCACCTCCAACAACTCTTCTATTGAAAATCGCCGAATGAGCAGGTTCTGTCATTTCATAAGACCCTGTAATCTTAGCAGAACTTGCAACAGGCATTTGTGCGGTGAATAAAGAATTACAAACACCATAATCCTTAACTTCTTCTTTTAAAGACTTCCAATCCCATATACTTGATAAATCTTCCTCTTTAAGTCCCCACATGTCAAATTGAAATACACCTTCCGACATAGGTGAGTCATTGAAGAATTTATATGGTTTGTATTCTTCAGATTTACAAAGTGAACAACTTTCAGAAATCGCTGCGAAATAGATGGTTTCAAAAATTTCTTTATTTAATTTTTTAGCTTCATCAGATGTGAAAACTAAATCCAACAAATAAAATACATCTGCAAGACCCTGAGTTCCAATAGCAATTGCTCTTTGTTCCAACCCACCTTTTCTACCTTTCTCAGTTGAATAACTATTGATATCGATTACTTTATTTAAACCTCTAACAACTTTTCTAACCTCTTTATATAATAACTCGTGATTAAATACACCATTTTGAATAAAATTCTTCAATACCATTGAGGATAATGTACATATCGCAGTTGTTGTTTCATCTGTATATTGAAAGATTTCAATACAAAGATTAGATTGTTTTATAACACCGATATTTTGGTGATTTGTTTTTCTATTAGCATGGTCTTTAGCTGCCAAATATGGAACACCTGTCTCAATTTGAGATTCAATAATTTTACTCCAAATGTCTTGAGCTTTAACTTTTTTACCAATACCTAATTCAATCGCTTTATTGTAATTTTTTTCATATTCTTCACCATAACATTCTTGTAATGGTTTTATACCAGATTTAATAATATCATTTGGACAAAAAAGATACCAATCATCATTATTCCTAACAGCATTCATGAAATTATCAGGTATCCATAACGCAGTAAATAAATCACGTGCTCTTAGTTCTTCTGCACCAGTATTCTTTTTAATTTCTAACAGGTCAATAATATCTTTATGCCAAGGTTCAATGTAAATTGCCGCACTTCCAGGTCTTCTTCCTTGTTGATTAAAAAATCTTAACGATTCATTAACAATCTTCAAATATCTTAAAAGACCACCGGCAAATCCTCCCGATGTTTTAATTCTACTTTCCTTACTTCTAATATTTGACATACATAAACCAATACCCGCAGCATCAGAAGAATATGTTGATATATCATTTAAAGTATTTAGTAACCCATTTCTTGAATCCGAATCATTATAATGTAAAACACAAGAAGCTAATTGTGGTACCTTAGTACCCGCATTTATCATAATTGGTGTTGCAGGAGATATTAATTGATTTGACAATGAATTATAATATTCAACCGCTTCATCAAATGATTTTGTTACCCATAAGGCAACTCTCATGTACATATGTTGAGGTCTTTCAATTACTCTACCATTAGGTAGTTTTAAAAGGTACATCTCAACTAAAGAACGCCAAGCAAAATAATCAAAATTATAATCATTATCATGATTTATAACATCATCTATATTTTTCTCACCATATGATTTGATAATATTAACCAATTCATCATTTATAACACCTTCAGAATGTAACAATATGATTGTTTCAGAGAAACTTGGATTAGTTTCTTTGTGATATGATGATATTGCAACACTTGATGCCAATCTTGAATAATCATGGTGACTACCAGTGTATGCCGCCGAAATCTCATAAATTAATTTATCTAATTCTTTTGTAGTAATTTCACCCTCAACAGGTACTGAAGTTATTACTTTAATGAAAATTTCATCTGAATTAACATTAAGACCTTTACAAGACCTTTTTATTCTTTGGTATATTTTTTGTGGGTTAAATGATACCTCATCCCCACTTCTTTTTTTTATTTTTAGTGACATATTCTTATATATTAAAATTCATCCGTAAATGACAATTTTTCGTTTAGTTTGGCTTTTTGATACTCCATAGTTCTTGATTCAAAAAAGTTACCTTTTGTTTCAACCGCAATCTGTTCCATAAATTTAAATGGTTGTTCTACATTAAAATGTTTTGAACATCCTAATTTAATCAATAAACCATCTACAACAAATTCTAAATATTGTTTCATTAAATTCTGATTCATACCTATTAACGATACTGGTAATGATTCTGTAATGAATTCTTTTTCTATTTCAAGTGCAGACAATAAAATTTCTTTTATTTTCTTTTCACTAGGTTTATTTTCAACGTGGTTATTTAACAAATGAATTGCAAAATCACAATGTAAGTTTTCGTCTTTGAAAATTAACGAATTAGCATTACATAAACCCTGCATTATCCCTCTTGATTTTAACCAAAATATTGAACAGAAAGAACCTGAAAAGAAAATACCTTCAACCGCAACAAATGCCACTAATCTCTCTTGAAAAGACGCTTTTTTAATCCAATCTAAAGCCCAATTAGCTTTCTTTTGAATTGCTGGCAATCTATCAATAGCGTTGAAACAATCATCTTTTTCTTTTGGATTAGAAACATATGTATCAATCAATAATGAATACATTAAAGAGTGAATATTTTCCATCATAAGTTGAAATCCATAAAAGAACTTAGCTTCAGGATATTGTACTTCTCTGTAGAAGTTTTCCGCCAAATTTTCATTCACAATACCATCAGATGCCGCAAAAAATGATAAAACATTTTTCACAAAGTATTTTTCATTATCTGATAGGTTTTCCCAATCTCTTATATCATTTGTTAAGTCAACCTCCTCCGCTGTCCAAAAAGCTGCTTGGTGCATCTTATAAAACTCCCATATGTCATCATACTGAATAGGGAATATGACAAATCTCGAAGGATTTTCTATTAAAATTTTTTCCATAATTAATTTGATTCTCTTTCTTTTCTTTTTTGCAACAAATCTTTTATTCTTTGTTTGTTTGCTTCTTCTTTTTTATCTTCAAGTCCTAAGAATGTCATAGAACTTTCAACATCGATATCTAACATACCATTGTCGAATTTACAATTCTCAAATACAACACCATCATCACCAATACGGGATTTAGTAATCGCTATTGTTGCAAGTTTCATTTCTTTTTGTTGTAATGATTTTGCAACAGATATAATAACGTGACCAACTTGTGCTTTCTTAATAGAACCACCCATTTGGTCAGTAGTTACAACTTCAGCTGAAATCGAACTTCTATTACCTTGTGTTGCCGTCCATCCAACCAAATTCATTTCGTGACACATAGCTTCAAATCCTCTCATAACAGACCCTTCTGACTTCCATTCATCACCCAAATTTTTTTCAGGTACAACACAATCAATATAATCCAAAAGAACCATATCAACCCTAATACCATCCGCCATTTTCTTTCTAATTAAATTTTTGATTTGACTCATGGTCATAGTATCTGAAGGTAATTTTTCCAATATTAATCTATTATCCATTTTCTCTTCAATTTCTCTAACTTTAACCAAAACTTCTTCCTTTTTATTGGACATATCATCAGGATGTATTCTTGTCCAACAGGTTATATGTTTTCTTTGGATAATTTTTGGGTTATCCTCAAAAAATATTTGTAAAACATTATATCCTAAATTAAAAGAATGATTAGCTATTTTAGTTAAAAATGTTGATTTACCAACACCTGTTGGTGCTAATATAACACCTATCTCACCTTTTGCCAATCCGCCCTTTAATAATCTATCAATACCAGGAATTCCCATAGGTATTGGGTGTCTAAAATCCTCATTCAATACGTCATCCAAATTGGAGAATACGTCTAACATTCCATCTTCCCTAGTTCCAATCTGTAAAGCTTCACGAACTAATTCTTCTAGCTGGTCATAATTTTCAAACTCACCACCATCAATTACTTTTTGTGCTTTAGATATCGCTTTCTGTAATTCTTGTTGTTTACAAAATTTCATTGCCTTTTCTTGAACAAAGAGAGACCCCTCAATTGGTACATCCTTAACCTTTTTTAAGGTATCTAAAATAATTTTAATTGCAAGTTCTTGCTGAATTTCCGATTTAGTTATTTGTTCTAAAGTCTCAAAAGTTGGAACATGGTCATACTTCACAAAGTATTCTTTAACCATTTGGACAATTAATTTGAAATACTTGTTGTCAAAATAATTTGTATCAAGAACTTGGATTATTGACCTTCCAAATTCTTTATCAACTATAATTTGATTTAATAACTGTAGTTGAAAATTACTACCTAAATACTCAAAATTTTTGTTTGTCGCCATATTTTTTGTCTCCTTTAAAATAAATATTATACCTTTGTATTAAGTCCTAGATATTCGTATGTTAAATCTTCATGTGAAAAAATGTCAGTTAAACTATAAAGTATACTTTTTATGTACGGACGTATATCTACGGTGTATCTTATTTTAGGTGGATAGATTTTTGCGTCAAATTGTCTATGACAAATTGTCATATCATTTTGTTTTATAAAAATGTTAAAAAATTCAGGACCATCCGTAAATGATGTATTCAAAATCGCAGGATTATTAATAATCTCAAATTTGTTATCCACTAGATAACTAGTCGATTTCATCTTTAACTCATACCCCAAATCCTCTTTTAAGTCTTTAATGTACTGATATAACTCAATAGAGTTCTTTGCATCAGGATTAAAATCCCTAACATTAAAAAATCTTTGTACGATGATGTTGTTGTTAACAGTCATCAAAAATTCCAGTTTAACCGCTTCGTCTTTCATTTTGTTTGTTTTTATTTGTTATTATAATTTTTATTTTCTTTTATTGTGTATGTTCCACATACTCTTGTCAATTCTTCGCAACATATTGTTTTGAATTCAATACACTCTCCCATGTATTCTATATTGTTTGTTTTGAACAAATTTCCACGTCCATCCGATATTTTGTATTTATATCTTTCTTCGGATTTATCAATTAAAAATACCAAACCCGTAACTATACATACTAAAATCAATACGAATACCATTATTTGTAACTTATCTTTCATTTTTTATCTTTTAGTTCTAAAATTCTTTTTTTCTTTTCTTGTTAATTTTAAAAATGGTGTTAAGAAATTTACCCAATTATTATCACCCTTTGGTAAGAATTTAAAGAATCCATCTTCCATCATCATTTTAATAATGTTACGGTGTCCCCTCCCATCAGGGTCAAGAGTTTCTGAATAATATAACTCTACAAGAGTTTTACCTTCATCAGTTATAATTGGTTTTGATAAGTTAACAATCTTTTCATTAATCTCGAAAAATTCGTTTCCGTAAATTCCTGTTTTTGTTTTTCCTGTTAGTAAATTTTTTAAAACATTATTGTCTTTATCAGTCTCAAATAATGTTTCCGCCTTTTTCAAAATATCGGTTAAATTTACCTCTTCGTCAAGTATTTCAGGAAATAATTTTATCAATGTTTTTTCACCCAAATAATATATCCCATCAATATTATCCGATTTGTCCCCAATTAATACTTTACACACAGGAATATTTGAATGAGGAACCTCAATTTCATATAATTTAATCTTATCCCCAAACTTATAAGTCTTCTTAGCATTTGGTGAATAAACCGAAACTCTTTCAGAAATTAATTGTGTTAAATCTCTATCACCAGAAAAAATAGTTATTTGTTCGTTATTAGATATTTGACAATAATAAGAAATTAAATCGTCAGCCTCATTGTTTTCAACACATACCTGACGGATAAACATCTCCTCCAAATATTGTTTTATTCTCTCTCTCTGATGATTAAATGATATCTCCTTGAAAGGATTATTATCCTCTCTTCTAGTTTCTTTATATTGGGGGTATATTAGTTTTCTTGGTTGTCTACTACCCTCACCATCCCAAAAAACAAGTACCTTTTCGTAGTTATACTCCTCGATAAATTTACGGAGGGTGTTTAGAAAATGCCAAATACCTCCGATATGTTTACCTTCATGATAATAATCTTTAACTCCGTGAAAACCAATTTTCAGTAGATTGTTCGCATCTATTATAAGTGTTTTGGTCACTCTTTATTTTCATTTAAGGGTTCTAAAATCTTGTTTCCTTTTTTAATATATTCTTTCAATAGTTTATTAACTAAGGAAGAAAGGTTAATTGACTTCTCTTTAAAATAATTAGGTAATTCCGGGTCTACGGAAACTCCAATCTTTATTTTTTTTTCTTTCTCATCAATTTTTTTTCTTCCCATATTAATAAATATCTAATAAATTATAAAAAGTATAAATATTATAACTTTTTTTACTCATTATCTTCTTTTTCCTCTTTTAAAACAAAGTCACCATCAGTTCCAATAATTTCTTTCCAATAATCAGCGTATTCTTTCTTATATTTTTCTATATTTGTTTTTTCCTCTGTTGCATCTTTACCTGCGATAAATCCATGTGGTGTTACTATTATTTTACCATCATCATATCCAAGACCATTAATATGATTCTTCATAACAGAAACTTTTGTTCTTGATGCAAATTTAATTGTTCTTTTATCTTTAGTTGCTGTAATTTTAGTTGTACCAGCACCTTTTTGATTACCAAATAAGAATACCAATGATGAGTTTAACCAAATCGCTTCACCACCTTTAGCCTTAATTTTAGGTTGACCAAACGGATTATCAGGTAACTCAACCCAAGGTTGGTTTACAATAATTAAAGTATTTTCATATTTAGATTCTGCTTTACGTGAACCTGATATACGTTGATTAATACCCATACCTATTTTATCCGCCAAAGCTGCAGCATTATGTTGTTTTCCACCTCGACCCTCATATGTCATTTTACAAGGAACTGAACCAACAGAATCCCAAAGAAATAACAAACTATAATCTAATTCACCTTTCTCTTGAGCATCTAACATTGAATTAATATAATCTGTAATTTGTTCTATATAATTAAAATTATTGTTGAACAGATAAAAACCATCCCAATCAACTTCACCTGTTAATTCATCAACTACTTGTTCACATTCAAATCCCATTAATTTAGCATGGTCAAAAGACCATTTCTGTTCTGTAATAATAAAAACAGGTAAAATACCCTTCTTCTGAGCATCTACCGCAGTTTTAACTAATGCCGTTGTCTTACCCGTATCACTATGTCCTAAAAACATATTAATGTGCCCAATTGCAGGACCAGGTAATCCTACCGCATCCAAAAACTCAGAACCTAAATCAAAAAATCTTTGTTGTTTATATTTTGCAGATGTTGAAAACTTATCTTTAAGTGATTTAAAATCATTCTTTTTAATTGCCATATATTTTTATTTTAATTGTTCGTAATAATTATCGTTAAATTTTGGGTATAAATCAATATCACCCCCATTTTTTTCTGATAATTTATCTACCCATTTATTAACTTTCTCTTGAGGGATATCACCCATACCTGAAACGTGATAAGTAGACATACCCCACCTATAAATCATAGTGGGGTTGTCTTTTGATTCATGTATTTTTCCATTAAATTTAAATGTTATGTCGTAGTCCTCACCAAAACTTTTTTCAGGAAATACAATTCTATTAATGTATTTTTTGGTATAAACATTTCCGTTATTAACATTACCCTTAATATCAACAAATTTATTATTTTCAAAGTAATAATGACTACTTCGTCTATAAATTTCGTAGTTTGGGTTTTCTTTAATTTGTTTTTCTACTAATTCTAATGCGTTTGGTGCTAATAAGTCATCATCATCTAATCTGTAGATATAATCAAAGTTACATTGATTAAATCCGTATTTCAACTTTTGTGAAATATTATCAATTTTTTCATTTAAATTGAAACATCTAATATTTGGATGTATAATCCTGTATTTGACTTTTGGGTCATCATTAATTATGACCATCTCACCATCATCATAATTCTGTTCTAAAAATGAAAATATACATTCCTCAAGTAGTGTTTTTCTACCGTAAGTTAAAGTAAGAACAGAAATCATATATTAGTTATATTTGTAAAATTTCTCTAAATTTTCTAATTTATCATTAGCATTTGCAATTTTTTCAACCAGTTTATCCATCTCCTCTATATGTTGTGGATGTTCACCTATACCTACAGGATTTGTGAAATAAACTAATAATGATGCTTCAGCGTCAGCCGCATCTGCCTGATATTTTAAACGTAACGCATTGTAAAGTTTTTCGGAAATATTTGTTTTTTTGTCCATGTTTAATGTATTTTTTTGTTAAAAAAAAAGAGCTTGGACATTTTGTCTATGTTAATGTCCAAGCTCAGTTAATAAAATTAGAATGGCATGTCTTCATCAGGTTCTGACTCAGACTGTGGGTCTGTATAAGCTTTTGATTTACCACCAAAAGTATCTTCATTTGAATCCGAGTTACCGTATACATATCCACCTTTTTCACTATCCCATTTTGGTGTTTCACCACGAGCGATAGCTTCAAGATATTCTACAGGTTTTTTAGAGTAAACATCTTCCCAAGTTAATTCATCCTCAATCCATGTTTTTGCGGTATCTTCATCTTCATGAAGTGTTGCTGGGTCATCATACATAACTGTTTGAATAACTGTATATACCGAACCTGTTGGTGTTTTAGCTTTGGTTAATTCTAAAATAATATCACGTCCTTTTTGAGGGTCTGTAACATCACCTTTCGCTCTGAAAATAGGGATGATTTTGTCAAGAATACCCTCGTTTTTATAATTGTGTTTAAAACGCCAGAATTTAACACCATCCTGTTCTGCATCTCTATCAACAACTTTTACAATATAAAACTTACGAGGTTTATACTGTGCGGCAAGTTTCTTATCAGATTCTTTACCTGTTGACATAAGTTCTTCATGAACCTCACTTAATGGTGAACGTTCATTATCGTTCTTACCCGGGTCATAAAACTTTAGCCATTTACCGTCCACTTGAATTTCGTGGAACCAAACTTCTTTAAACGGAGAAGAACCGTCTTTGGTTGGTAGAATTCTCAACCTTTTTTGTCCTTGTTTTTCTTTATCGCTAAGGATTGCTGCGAAGTATTTTTTCATCCTTTCGTCCTGAGACATTTTTGAGGTGGATGTACCCTGTTGTGATTTTTCGTACTGTGATAGTACTGCGTCTAAACTGTTTGTCGCCATAGTTAAAATATTTAATTGTTTATGTAAGTATAAGTGTCAGCCGTGAGTTTGTCAAATAAATTTTTAAAAAAAAATTACTTGATTTGTGTAAATTGGTTGTCTGTATCTTCAAAACTTCTGAAACTTTTTTTAATGTCAGAAGGAGAATAGTTTTCAACCTCATCTTGGGTTAAGATGTATTCATTTTTTCCTGTTTTTTCAAAATCCTCTTGTTTGTCTTGGAAAAAATCTGAAAGTTTTTGATTAAATGGTCCTGAATCAATAGTTCTTAAATCCATTTTTTCTTGAGCGGATTTTGGTCTATATTTTTCTACTTTTGATTCTAAATCATTCAATTTATTAACAATAGAGTCCATTTCACCCAATTTCGTTTCTAAAGTGTTTAGATGTTGAAATAAACTTTCAAAATAATCTTCTTGTTTCTTTTCAACACTTTTTTGAGATTTAACTAATTCTGTTACATCAATTTCTTCTACTTTATTTTTTTCTTCACCAACTTTCTCGACATCAGGGTCTGCAGCAATATCCACAGGAGTCGCACCTGTTACTGGTGGAGTCGGAGGTGTTGCACCCATTTCAGGTGCAGGAGGAACATCTCCAGCCGGAGGTGGAGGTAATGTTGCTTCTTGTTCTGTAATATATTTGTTAATAGAATTATATCTATTTAATTCTTTAATAATTTTTTTATCAATTGCCATAATGTTATCCGTT